CTAAAGGCAAACATTGCCAGACCAATGCCTACCCGCAATAAATTGAATGCAGTAACAGCAAAGCCGACAATTCCAACAATGCCACTGATCGCAGCTCCCACCACCGCAAACGCAACACCGATCCCCAAAAGAATACCTAACAACGGACCCAGAATGGGGGCAAAAGCGGAAAGTATTTCAGCCACCACACGAAGGACTGGACCAAGAATCTGAATCGCGGTCATAAGGGTGCCGCCAAATGCCTGCGCAGCAGAAACGACAAACGGAGTAATGGCCGTAATAATCGGCCCCAACTCGCGCAACGCAGTGAGCAACACATCACGGAAAACCTGTGACAATGTTATCACGGCTGTGGCAAAAGACTTGAGCGCCTGCTGCCCTTCAATAGACCTAAAGAATACCGCTATCTCTTCGGTCAGACTGCGAATAGCCTGTAACGCACTCCCGCCCTGTGTTTCAAAAGCACCAAATATGCTGCCAAAGATACTGCCGATATTCTTTAAGATATTCCACAGATCACGGACAGCTTCAATACCACGATCAATCCAGGCTCGCAAACTCCCGTCAGCCCTAGCCTGGGCAACAAAGGCAGAGAACCGCTCCATGAGCGGCCCGAATCCCCCGGTAAGATCATTGAGGGCTTGCATCCCAACAACCCCAACATCACGCAGCACGCGCAATAGGGGTTGCAATCCCAATGCTAATTTGTCGACAATTTGGCTGGTTAGGCTGAACCCCTCAGCCATATCCCGAATAGTACCGGGATCTTTCAGGAACGCCGTGATTTCTTTTGCAGCCCGGTTGAGCGAGTCTGCAATCTGCCCCAGACCAACATTCAGGACAGGAAGATAAATGTTGGCTAGGTCGCGTACCTCCGCCGCCATACCGGCGAACAGTCTTTGCTGCACCGCCTTTTGCAGCTTAGAAAACTCCGGAGCAAATTCTCGTAACGTGCGTAGGAAGTCCTGGGCAGCGGGAGCCAGGTCCTTGATAGCCTCCTCAAACTCTTCTGGAGACTTCCCGATAGCCTTGAATCCAGCACCAACACCCTTGAGACCGATAGCTAATGTGGCACCTGCTGCAACGAGAGCGAAGATGCCTCCCGGTAGCAACCCCACTACGCCTGATAGCTGCGACATAGCATTAACTAGCCCAGCAACAAGAACAACTCCGCCATGCAATGCACCGGCAGCGGCCGACACTAAGCCAATAGCCTTGGCCAAAGCAGTGGCAATCTTTACCCCAGCTATTAAGCTGCCAACCGCAATCGCAAGTCGTGCGATAATCGTGATGGGTTTTCCTAGGCGAGTAATGCCATCGCCCATCCGACGGAACCCATTGCCAGCCGTATTAGCATCTATCCCAAGCTTGCCTAATATCTTGCCAACTATGCCGAGCCGAGACAGCTTGTCAGTCAATGCCCCTATCAATCGGGAACTCGCCGCTAAGAGTGCAATTACTGCCGCGAGTCTAACAATATGCTTAATGATGCGAGGGAATCCGGCAATCGACTTGGGGACCGCGCCCGCTGCCACAGCAAACGATCCCAGGATACCAATTCCACCACGCAGGCCTAGTGCAGCTCCGCCCATAGAACTAGTAGCCCGAGAAATACCAAGGAAGATTGCCGCTGTACCAGCCAACAATCCTACGGTCCGTGCTATACGCTCGCTGTTGGAAGTAAAGTCCCTGCTAAAAGTACCGAAGGATCGCCCAAGCTTGAGAAAGCGTTGAACCATACCTTCGGCTTTGTCGCCGGTCTCTTCAAAATCCTGCTGAGCTTCTTTCGCACCCTTCCCATCATAATCAATTTTGATCTTGCCGTGCGCTGTCCCAAGATCATAATCAGCCGTCGGACTCACCTCCAACCTACGTGTTGCGCGCCTGTAGGTGGATCAAAATCCCATGGCAGGGTCCTTAAACCTACCCTTTGTATCTCCAGCTATATACTTGTTCAAAACCATCATGCGCTTAGCTGTGGCCGACTTGGTAGTCTTAGACTTCTCTGAAGCTCGTTCCATTTCTGAGTCAACTAGGCTTCCAAAGGACCAAACAGCTCTATCAAAATAAAACTTGACAAGAGGATCAAACAGGCCGACCAACTCGCTCGGACGAGTCTGCATCGCCTGGCTCATTCTCCAAATCTCCCACATCCTTCGCGGGCTCTTCACGAAAATTAGCAATCTTGGATACTCCCGAGAAACAAGTCTCAAAGAGGTGCATCTTGTCGCCAAGGTCAATTGTGTCAGTGTAAACCTTATCTGGCATTCTTTCCTCCCAGATAAGGGCCACTTCTTCCCCAGTCTCCTCGTCAATCCGAACCGGACGAGTGAGGGCAGGAGCCACAACAACTTCCGCAACAACCTTGTCCATCATCAAAATGAGATCACCAAACTTCTTTGAATCCTTCATGATGTCACGCATGGTGTCCTGCTCGCGCGTTGCCTCGCGTTCAGCCAAAACCTTCTTGCTTACTTGGCGATCTTTCGCCTGCTTCATCTTGGCTTTGGGATCAGTATGCTCACTGGCCAGAAGGCCCAGTGTGTCCATCTGATCAACCAGGCCCAGCTCGACTAAATCACCAAACTGCAACTTGCGCGCCAGACACTTCTGCCCACTTGGGCAGGTAACTTCAAATGTAGGGTCGGCACCCCACGTAGTGGGAGTGTATGCGTCCTTGTTTGCCATGGGCTCCTGGGCCTCCTAAAATTGGGTAATGCGTGGGTAATGCTTAGCTTGCGGTGGGGTTGGCAGTCGGGACGAGAGTGATCGGGACTGCGGTCTCATTGTGGATGAAGTCGTAGAGCAGATCGAACGTTCCGATCAGCGGCAATGCTTTGCCACTGGCAGAGGTCACGAAAAACTCTCCATCCTCAAACTCACCCTCCACATTCTCATTCACCTTACAACGGTAGAGGAAGGCATGCACGTCCCCACCACTGTCGGAGATAGCCTGTCCTTCGGCTCGGAAGTAAGGTCGCTGATCGCTACCCCGCTTCCGCATGATCACCTTCTTGTTTGGCGTAATCCCAGACTCGATGATAGTACCACCAGTCAGAATGGACCACCCGTCCAAGTCCATGCCACCAGCTTCCAACTCCCATTCGACCTGCGCACCCTGCCCATGGGTAGCCTTCAGCGCATCGTCGCCTCGCAATTCGGAGAACTCTTCGGCCTCCGAGAAACTGAGAGTCTGCATGTTGGGAAGGTCAACGCTGGTCGCTGCCAGGATAGTTCCTGCCGCATCGGTGTACCTGGTCAGTTTCAAATCCCGCATTCCATATGGAAGCGGGGTAGTCAGACCTGCCATTTCTACCTCCTTGGATTCTTGTAACGCTTAGTCTCTATCAGGTTGCCGGTAAAACTACTGAACTTGTGAAGGACTACCACTCCATCAATCGCTCCGCAATACCGAGAATTACACTTCACCTCTACAAAACCTCCATCACAGGTGCCGTGTTTCTTACTCGGACAACGAAGCTCCATATCACTTGGCTTCGACTACCTGGAATCCGCCATCCCCTCTGATGACATCCATGGCATCCGAGTTCACGGAATCGAGCGGCAGGACATATCCATTGGTCTCATCCCAACGTACCGGACCCTGATCATCATTCCCTGCCCCCTTCCACTCATCCGCAGTGATGTTTCGAATTGTGGCACGGCCAATGTAGTAAATGCCCGGCTCGGCATCCTCGGGAATCGCATCCACCTTGCGCGGGGAGACCCCCATCTGATCCGCGAAGTTCTGCCCCCGCGTCTCTTCGACAACCTGGGGACCCTGATTCTGCGGCGGCTCGACTTCTCGTGTCACCGGGTGATCCTTTGGCATTTCAATACCTTTCGTAGGAGTGATCGCAGTGTCTCTATAGTACCTCGAACGCCATGTTGCAAGTTATTGTGTCATACCCTCCATCCACCAGATCACCACTCGCTCCAGAGTACCGAACGCTAGTCAATCGTTCAGCACCTTCCTTAACATCATGGAGCAACAAGAGTATCGTCTTGACTCTTTTCAATACATCCTTGAGTTCATTGAAATCTGATGACTCTGCTCGCTTACGATGAACCCAAATTGTTAGGACAACAGGGCCACGAGCATCATCCTCGCTGCGCAGCCGGACACTTTGCTCTTCCCAACGGAGAATGAGGAACGGACCATTGGCCGGCGTACCGTCAATGGAATGAGTCGGGAAAATCCTATCCCCATTGATCCCCATATTCTGTAGCTCAGGATCGGCGACCAATCTATCAAAAACGATTACTCGGCTCATCGCGGCAACCTGCTAAACAATCCATCGAGTTGCCGCATCATATCCTCGCCAATCTTGCGCACGCTGGGCAGGATGACTTGGTAGTCTCCCGAGTTAGCGACCTCAAGCCAAATGCCATAATGCACGGAGTGCGCCAGGATGATCAGGTATTGCTGTGGAGTGAAACTAGTAAGGGTAAAAAGGCCGGATCGAGCCGCACCAGTCCTATCAGTCCAAGAAGCTGTAGTTTTCATATGAGCTTCGGCCCTGGTCGCCTGAAACCCAGCAACAACCCTGACAGCTCGGTCTACTTCTGGTGGAAGTTGTTTCAGCCTACGATTCAATTGGCCGCTATCCCATGTGAACTTCATCAATCCACCGGACGCTTCCCAATCGAATGAACCCCGGCCTTGGTCTCATATCCGTTATAAGGAATCATTCCGACAACCTCCCAATGCTGCCCGGAAGAATCCACCCACCAATCACCTGGCTCGATTACCGCATCCCATTCCCCAACAAGAACATAATTGTACTGCCGTTGCCTACCATCTCCACTTTCTACAACCCCACCGAAAGCTGGTTCGGCAATCAACATGAATTTCTGCGGAGCCCGAGGAGTTCCATCGGCCCAATCTACAGCTCCACCTGGCTTAGGAATTTTGATCCTGGGAGTTAATACAATAGTAACAGAATCGGTAGCAATAAACCAAGTAGTGGAATTCCGTAGAGTCTGCAATGTAATATCGTCTGATATCATAATCAAACTCTTTTGATCTGAACGGAACGACGACCACTCCGCACAGTCGAGGCCGGG